TTCATGAGCGTTCGCTTCTTCGGCAGTTATTTTCCAAGGAACGTGCGATGCGCATGGTCGACTGGTATTTAACGCCAAAGAACGACATCGAGCCGATTGCCGAGGCTTGGGAAAACCTGCAGGAAGATCGAAAGCGTCACTACCAAGTGGTTCTCCAGGACGTGGATCTTCTATCGAACGTCAAAGGACAGAAGATCCTTGTCGAGGAACTCGAAGCGCAGCCGATTCCGATGATCGAAAAGTTTTGGAAACTAACCAGTCACGCCGACAAGTCGCTTTGGGCCTACTTGCACGCACCCGATGTTTTCGAGACAGCGGCAATGTTTGCTCGTGCCGAAGCTTTGCGAAACAGCAAGCAATCCAACGCGTGGAACAGCCTACCGAAACAACCTATCGAAATCACCAAGAGCAAGGTGAAAATGCTCGAGGACAGGATCCGGCAGTACTATTGGAACAAGCAGATGCGTGGCAAGGTCTGCAAGATCCATCATTACCAACGGCAATGTGGTTCGCAGTATTTCTTTGCATATCTACCGGACTGGCCAGATAAACGGCTCTACTTCGATGAGCATGAGGAGCTTGCGCCCAAGGAAGACACTTACGCGTTCAGCAATGCTTTCGTGTTCGAGCCGAGTCTTGGGATCATCGAGCTGATGGCCAAGGGTGGACTTCGTGTCCAAATGGATCTTCGTCGCGCGTTCTGCAAGTCGATGCTGGATCTTGATGTCCTTGATGAAGATCCTCTCAAGCGACTTTACCAACTCGATCAAATACTCGACCCGGACTTCTCCTTCGTGACGACCCCTGAAGAACGGATCTCGGAAGTACATCTGACTCGGCTTCGTATGGTGCCGAAAGTCCACGTCCCTTTAATCGATCACATGGAACTGAAGTTCTTTGAAACGGAAAACCTCGATCAGGTTCGAGCCGTGGTCGGCAGACAACTCGATGCCATCGGCTTGGACTCCGAGCAAATCGAGGTCAGCCAAGTGACCATACAGTTTGTGTTTATGAGTGGATCCAGCAAAAGACCACGAAAAATGACCGTCAACGTGCTGTGTCCAAATTCGTGCGACCTTCGCTCCAAACCGGAGGAACTCCAGCCAATCGCGAGAAACTGCCTGGTGCGATGGGGCATCATCGATGACTGACGCACTCCTGTTTCTATTGCCCTTGGTGGATACCGAATCGTTATTGCTGCGTAACGACCATACTTGCCGTTGGCCAGAGGGCGTTTTGCAGCGATTGCTCGACGCCGGTTTCTTGCAAGTTACCAACGATGCGGCAACGATACGTTGCCCGGAGTGTGGCGAGCATACCGAAGAGGTTTATTGCCACGATGGCGATGCCGGCCCCCCTCGCTTCTACATTCATTGTCCAGTCACATGGAGAGTCGAGATCGCTCCAGATGCTCGTCGACAATGGCGAGTCAGCGTGCAGCACCTTGTCGAGACGGTGTCGCAAACGATAAATCTCAAGGGAGCTCCAAAAGAACTCTTAGCCGGCCGACTTTGGCGGATGGGGCGAACACTCTGGAACGGTACCAGCCGAGATGTTGTCTTCGCCAGGGGTTTGCTCTGGGACGATTCGCAGCAAGTACGGTCGGCAATCGCGCGGTGCTCAAGACCGATCTTGGTTACATCCAGGCAATTGAAAACCAAAATCCCCTGGCGCACTGCACCGGCTGCTCTCTCGTTGGATCTGATTGCCTCAATGGCGGACCGCATTACCCTCGATGTCGATGAGATTATCGCCGTTTTGGGTGACGAGAGTAGCAATCGCGAAGCATCTGCGATCGAAGTTCCGACCGCTGAAGACCTGAAACTCTTGGTGCGCCGGCAGATCAAGGCCGAGCAAAAGACCGAATTGACTGATGAGGTGTATATGCAAGCCTACCGCCAGGAAGGATCGATGCGAAAAGCAGCAAAGTTTCTTACTAAGCAAACCGGTCAGCTCATAAACAAAGACAAAGTTCAGCGCGCGGTCGATCGCTTGGGAGGAATTAATGCTTGCGTCGATGACCAAGACAGCAATTCGATCGTTCGAGGTGTCGCGTCGCAGTGTCGCGACAGTCGCGGAAATTTATTGATAAAGGAAATCACTGGCAATTGATTGAGAATCGTTGGTTTCGAGTTGTCGCAAATCGGTGCGCAACTTCGAAATCTGCGACACGGCAGCTGACCTCCGAGGGCTTCGAGGCCCATAACCCGGTAGTCAGCACCTTGCCTGTGTCGTTTCTGCGAGCATCGCAGCACAGCCTTATGCATTAGGTCGCTTGGACTGCCTGGTAGCAGCCTCCGCTCTCGGAGGTTGCTATGTCGGAGAACAAGTATGACCATCTGAATGAATACGCTCGAACTCTCATTCGTGTCAAAGCACGCCAGCTCGTGCGACGCCCCGAATTCTCTCGAGCAGACACTGAGGACATCGAACAGGATTTGGCGATTCAAATTCATCTGAAAATCGCTCAGTACGATTCCAATCGAAGCTCACTGAACACGTTCCTGGCTCGAGTGGTCGATTCATCTGTTGCCATGATGATTCGTGATCGTGGCCGAATTAAACGAGGGGGTGGGCTCAGAAGAAAGCATTCCATCGATCACGAAACCCCATCGCATGGCACTGGATGCGAGCTCAGTAAAACCCGCACGCGACTTGATGTGACGTCTGTGCTGGATGAGCTTCCCAACGAACTACGCGAATTGTGCGGCGAGTTGATGATCGAGAAGCGATCAAAGGTCTTGAAGCAGAGGAACGTATCGCCACGGAGATTTGAATCGTCTCTGAATCTCATCCGAGAGCATTTTCAAAAAAGTGGAATAAACCACGACTACAAGTGCGCGAAATAAATCCGCAACAGCATAGATAACCACTGAACTTACCGCCCCACCACTTGCTCAGGAGTTACCCATGTTCAACGGTTTTGTTCGGTTTTGGATGAATGCAGATGTTCGTCTCGATGAGGTCGAATTGACTCTGCAACTCGCGACATTTGCTGCGGAGGGACTCTTCGGAATCCCTCGCGTTGCGATGGAGTTTCAGTTTGCAATCGACAGCGCGAAACGGACCTTCGATTTGCATGCCGACACGGAAGTCGGAGTCACCGTCGCTCAGATCTTTGCAGGACTGTTGCTCAAAGAATTCGGTGAGGGGGCATTCCGTCTTGAGAACATCACGACCGCACCCGTTGCTTCTTAGTCTCGGTCGGCTTTCCTCTGCCGAACAAAACCTTCCATTGCTTTCCACCACTTCATTGAAAGAAGTTTTTATGTTCGAACTTATTGACTTCTCGTTTCTGGTCCATGAATCGGCCGACTTGTACCACGCTAAAGCGAAGCACTATCTGTCGAGCCATCAACTGGCCGACTTTCGCAAGTGCCCTCAGCTCTACTACCGCAAGAAGACCCAACCACTCACCCAAGAGGAATCCCCCGCATACCTGCTCGGCCGAGCGGCCCACGTGTTGATCCTCGAAGGCTTCGAGCGATTCCGCGAAGACTTCGCTGTCGGCGGGCCTATCAATCCCCGCACTGGTCGTCCGTTTGGACCGGCTACTAATGCTTGGATGGAATGGGCTGAAACCCTTAGCAAACCCGTTCTCTCGGATTCTCAGTTCGCAATGCTCGTGCGGATGAAAGAATCGGTCGCAAAGCAAAAAGCGGCTGTCGAGTTGCTGCAGTACGGGATCCCCGAAGGTGTCGTGCGAGCCGATTACTGCGGGCTTCCCTGCCAGATCCGTATCGATTGGCTTGAAACGAGCCGAGGGATTGTTGATCTCAAAACGTGCGACGACCTCACCTGGTTTGAAGCCGACTCGAGGCGCTACGGCTACGCCCATCAAATGGCGTTCTACCGCGCAGTTCTGTCGAAAGCCCTGGGGATCTACGTTCCCGTTCATCTGATCGCCGTTGAGAAGAAAGAGCCTTACCGCTGCGGCGTGTGGCAACTATCGAGCGAGGTTCTGAACCTTGCTCAAAAAGAAAACGAGCAAGCGATCGATCGCCTTCATGCGTGCATCACGAATGACTCTTGGCCCACGGGCTACGAAGAGCCGCGAGTCTTTGACTTCTTTTGATCCACTGCGGCGAGCAGGTGGGATGGCGTGACGTTCCCGGCCATGAATGGCAAACGGATAGAGCGTCCGGACTCCCTGTGTCCACCTGCTTGCTGCTTTTACTCACCCATTTATTTCGTTGTCCGATTTTGTAAGGAAAAAGCACATGAGTTTGTTACAGCAAGTGCAGCGTGGGAAAGCCCACCTGCCACCACGAATCTTGGTCTACGGTACCGAAGGGGTCGGCAAGAGTAGCCTCGCAGCTACCACCCCAAAACCGATTTTCATCCAGACTGAGGATGGCTTGGGAGAGATCGACTGCGATCGCTTCCCACTGGCCAAATCCCTCGAAGATGTCGTCGCTGCTTTAACGGAACTAGAGACCCAGCCGCACGACTACCAAACCGTCGCGATCGACTCGCTGGATTGGCTCGAACGATTGATCTGGGATGCAGTCTGCCGACGCGAATCGGCCACGACGATCGAAAAGGTCGGAGGTGGGTACGGCAAGGGTTACACCCTGGCTTTGGATTACTGGCGCAAGCTCATCGACAAGCTCGGCAACCTCCATCGCGATCGCGGCATGATGGTCTTTTTGATCGCCCATGCCAAGGTCGAGAAGTTCGAGGATCCGGAAGCGCCGGCCTACGATCGCTACTCGCCTCGGCTGCACAAACATGCCAGCGCCATCATCACCGAATGGTGCGATGCGGTGCTTTTTGCCACCAAGCGATTCACGACTCGCACCGAAGAGAGTGGCTTTGGTCGCCAGAGAGCGATCGCTGCCCCGGTCGGTGCTGCCGGTGGCGAACGCATCTTGAAAACGGTCGGCGGGCCCTCATGCGTGGCCAAGAACCGTTACCGGCTCAAACCTGAAATTCCATTGGCTTGGGATGCGATTGTTGGCGGCATCCTCGGCTCACCTAACGAACTGTCCAACCCCGTTTCTGCACCAGAAGGAGCTACGAACCATGGCTAATCTCAACAACTTTAACGCGAATCAAATTGAGCCGACGTCGAATTTGGAAGCAATCCCGGCAGGCAAATACCTGGCCGTGATCACCGAGTCGGAACTCAAGCCGACGAAATCTGGATCGGGCAGCTACTTACAGCTGACGTTTCAGGTTCTCGAGGGTGAATACAAAGGTCGATTCCTTTGGTCTCGACTCAATCTTCAAAATGCCAATCCCACTGCGGTGAAGATCGCCCAAGCAGAGCTCTCGGCCATCTGCCGAGCCGTTGGGGTACTCACCCCGGGCGATTCGGTCGAGCTGCACAACTTGCCGTTGGTGATCAACGTCAAATGTCGCAAACGCGAAGATTCGGGGGATGTAACAAACGAGATCCGAGGTTACGCGAAACCTGAGGCGGCGACAGCACAGCCACAGCAAGCAAGCCATACGACTCCACCATGGAGACGTCCCTCGTGATCGAACTTGAACTGCCGTATCCGCCGTCAGTGAATCATTACTGGCGGCGGGTGGGAGCACGGACGCTCATCAGCCGCGGGGGTCGACTCTTCCGTCAACAGGTTGTGTCGATCCTCGCGGCGCGCGGCGTTCGCCCACTCGATGGTGACTTGGAAGTCTTCATCGAACTGTATCCGCCCGACCGTCGTCGCCGGGATGTAGATAACACGCAAAAAGCTTTGCTCGATGCTCTCGGGCAAGGTGGTGCGTATCACGACGACAGCCAAATCATCCACCTAGACACGTGGAAACGCGAACCGATCCCTGGCGGCATGGTTTTTGTTCGAATCTCGAAATGTTCGGAAGTGTGATGATGGAAGAGAGTTTAGACCAACGGATTTGTGGCGACTGCGGAGTTGTTGCCACGAGCGATCGACGCGAATGCCTCGAGTGTGGCCGGCTGCTTCGCTCACAGCGCATGCGGCGCAATCGAAGAGTCGGGATTGACCTGGATAGCGACTGCATTGAAGAACCGGACCGATCGTTCGAGTCTCGATTAGAAGATGGCTTTTCGATGCTGAAGTGGGAGTAACACCATGCAACTTCGACCTTATCAACAAGCGGCCGTCGATGCGGTCTACAACCATCTGCGCGATCGTGATGACAATCCTTGCGTGGTCATTCCAACAGCAGGTGGTAAGACCCCCTGTATGGCGACGATTTGCAAGGATGCGGTCACGCTCTGGCAAGGTCGTGTCCTGGTTTTGGCCCACGTAAAAGAGCTGCTGCAGCAAACAGCCGACAAGTTAACCGCCGTCTGCCCCGAGGTGGACTTTGGTATCTACTCGGCAGGTTTGAAGCGTCGCGACACCAACAATGCCGTCATCATCGCCGGTATTCAATCGATCTACAAGCGTGCCTGTGAGCTCGATCGGTTCGATCTGATCATAGTCGATGAAGCACACCTCATTAGTTTCGATGGAGAGGGGATGTACCAGCAGTTCCTCGCGGATGCCAAGAAGGTCAACCCTCACTTGCGCATCATTGGTTTTACGGCCACACCGTTTCGACTCAAGGACGGCGAGATCTGTGCCCCTGAAAACATCCTCAACACGATCTGTTACGAGGTTGGAATCAAGGAACTGATCCGCGATGGTTTTTTGTGTCCGCTGGTTTCCAAGTCAGGCAAAGACCAAATCGACTTCGGTTCGCTGCACGTTCGTGCCGGCGAATTCGTAGCCGATGAGGTCGAAGCTCTCATGGATAGCGAGTCTCTGGTCGAATCCGTCTGCCGTGAGATCGTGGAGCAAACAGCCGACCGCAATGCCGTGCTGATCTTCTCGAGCGGTGTTCGTCATGGCAACCACATCGTCGATACCCTTCGAGACAAACACGGCATCGAATGCGGATTCGTTACTGGCGAAACCTCGTCGGAGGATCGGGACCGATTGCTTCAGAAGTTCCGCAGCGGGAGTCTCAAATACTTGTGCAACGTCAACGTGCTGACCACCGGGTTCGATGCACCCAACATCGATTGCGTGGCCTTGGTGCGTCCGACAACGTCCCCAGGTCTTTTCTACCAGGCAGTCGGTCGCGGCTTCAGACTTCACCCGAGCAAACAGAACTGTTTAGTCCTCGACTTTGGTGGCAATGTTTTAAGGCACGGACCGGTCGATTGCCTGCGGATCAAACCTGCAGGCTGCCAATCGACTGGTGAAGCACCCGCGAAGCAATGTCCCAAATGCAACGCACTCATCGCTATGGGGTACGCGAATTGCCCGGAGTGTGGCTTTACCTTTCCCCCACCTGAAAAACAGAACCACGAAGCCCAAGCGACCCAAGCACCGATCCTATCCGGCCAAATTACCAACACTCGCTACGAAGTCACCGACACTCACTATTACAGCCACCTCAAGCGTGGAGCCGCCGACGATGCACCGCGATCGATGCGAGTCGATTACATGATCGGCTGGCGCAACCACAAATCCGAGTGGGTTTGCTTTGAACACTCCGGTTACGCACGCCAACGTGCCGTGGCTTGGTGGAAACAGCGATCCCCCGATCCGGTTCCTGCAACCACCGAGGAAGCACTCACGCGGATCGAAGGGGGGGCCATTGCGCAAACCCTCGCGATCGTCGTTCGAAGCGTCTCCGGAGAGGAGTACGACCGGATCGTTGACTACGAGATCGGGCCGATGCCCGAACCGTGCGACCAACATTTTTCCAATGAGTTTACAGACGAGGAGATTCCATTTTGAATATGTCATCCGATTTCACATCCCTTCTTCCATCCGCCTTGGCGTACCGTGAAAGTGGTTTGTCGGTCCTGCCGGCAGTTCGATTGCAGAAACGTCCCAGGCTTCCAGGTTGGAAAGAATTTCAGCTTCGAATTCCGCAAGAACACCAGATCGTCGAATGGTTCTCAAAACCCGAGGATGCGATTTGCGTCGTCACTGGCCAAGTCAGTGGCAACCTTGAAATGCTCGACTTCGACCGCGGTGGCGATCGATTCGAAGCCTGGAAAGAGCAAATTCCTCCGGAGTTGTTTGCTCGTATTGTCATCGAGACTAGCCAGTCCGGTGGCAAGCACGTGATCTATCGCTGCTCGGAGCCGATCAATGGCAACATGAAACTTGCTATGGGATTTCGCGATGGTGCGATGGTCACGTTGATCGAGACTCGTGGCGAAGGGGGATTGTTTCTTTGCGCTCCAACCTTGGGTTACTCGCTCGAGCAAGGATCACTTACCGAAATTCCTGTGCTAACTCCCCAGGAACGAGAAATACTCTTGGAAACTGCTTGGTCACTGAACGAATACTTGCCGACGGCAGATGTTCCCGCGGATTCTCAGTTTGTACCCGAGAATCGACCAGGGGACGATTTCAACAACCGAGGGGATATTCGAGCTTTGCTCATTAAGCATGGCTGGACGTTGGTCAAGAAAGCGGAGAATGAACTCTGGCGTCGCCCCGGCAAGGCTAATGGCTGGTCGGCATCCCTGAAGGACAAGTCGTTTTATGTCTTCAGTGGCAACGCGGCTCCGTTGGAACCGAATCGCGCATACAGTCCGTTTGCAGTCTACGCATGGCTCGAATTCGGTGGTGATTTTGAGATGGCAGCACGGATGTTACGACAGCAAGGATACGGTGATGATTTGGTTTCACCAGTTCTTGCCACATTT